GGTATTCTTTGATACCTACTTTATCTTCTACCACTTACTCTCTCCTGTTTTAAAAAACTTGTCTCTATCATCGTGTATATCAAGCATTATTATACCATAATGCAGTATCTTTAGCAAGTCTTTTTTGTTATGTCCGTCTTTATTTCCATACCGTTTAGCATACTTTATAATATTACCTATACAAAAACCCATACCATGTCCTGAGTCAATGATAACATCGGTGGCTTGATACTTATCTGAAGCATAGTGCTCACCATATGTACCATCAATGTAAGCTTGTAGCTCTTGTATTAATTGATCTTCATTAAATTTATAGTTCATTGTTTCTCCAGTCGTCAGGTAAAGTATCTTCACTGTACCATGTAAAATTATTTTTGTCTGCCCATTCAGCGTGTGTTCTTTTTGTTCCGTCTTTTCTTATCTTAGCTCCCGGCATAGGGGCAAAAGGTTTTTGGAATAGAAACACTAACTCGGTGTAACTTTTGTTAAGTGCTTCTCTGATGTGTATGTACTTACTGTACTCAGCGTGATCCCAGAACCTGCCTTTCGCTTCGAGTAGTATTGTTTTACCACCTATCTTCTTTACAAAGTCTGGCTCATACTTATGGTGTATGACATATTCTACCTTGTTCCAATGATGTTTCCAATCTTGTAAGATGGTTTGGTGAATGTCATACTCCCATAAACTGTCATACCCTTTTGGTACATTAGTTTTCTTTGGTCGTGGTTTTCTTGGTACTCTTCTAGACATTGATGTCCTCCAACGTTAGGTTGGGATTTCGTTTGACCTGTTTATAAAACCAGCGTAAACTATATGCACTTAGAAGAAACTTATTGTTAGCAAAGATGTGAGTCTGTTCAGGAAGAAACTCTGAGATATTTTTTTTATTAATCTTAGATGTATCTTCTCCNTCCGGAACCATTGTTCTTAACCATTCAATAAGTAGGTCTTCTGCTTTACGTCTTAACTGTTTAGATTTTTTTTGATTCATAGTTCTTTACTAATTTCCAATAGTTTAAAATGCTGTTAAACATTTCTGTGTGTTTTGTTTGTGAGTCTCTATCCCAGATGTGACATGAAATAAGATCATGTTGTTTCCTATCTACAAAGATGGAGACACGTTCAACGTCAGTGTAACCACAACCCTGTGCATAAGCAGACAACTGCATACCATGCTCATCGTATACTAATGAAGCAGGGTCTTTACCTTCTAAATTATCTTTAGTTTTAAAGTCTACAAAGATACCGGTAGTAGAATATAAATCTATCTTACCACCATAACCTATGTCAGCACAAAAAGAATCTTCTGCTATCCAATGCTCGTTAGGAAATTCTTTATCTAAGAAAGCTCTAACAGCGTCATAAGGTTTGTTTGTTTCACCACCTTCAAATCCCTGCTCAATCATAGCATGTATTTTAGTACCTTGTTCTGCGGCTTCCTGTCCTATCCTTTTAGAATCTTGTTTACATCTGTAAGCAAACTCAGAAAGAGATTCATCTTCTTCTTTCTCTAGAGTAAGTGCAGAGTTTAATGCTTGATTGATCTTCCAGTTTTCTAATGCAGGTTTAGCTATCATACCTAACACGGTAGTAACTGAGGGTACTAAGTTATCTTTCTTAGCATCTCGAAGAGTAGTGTTACGTTCTTTACCGTTAGCTCCGATAACAGTATACATTGGTTCACCTGTCTGAGTATACCAATGTCCTGACTCGGCTGTTTTTTTCTTAGCCGACAGTTTATTATATACATCTTGATCGGTTGTGTCAATAGTTTTTGTTTTATTTGTCATAGTTTTTTAAATATTTTATAGCGTTGTTTAATTTTTTTATATCATCGTTGAATCTACCAAGTCCAATGTTGCAACCATTACAAATCCAAGCTCTGAAATTATTTGTTAAATGATTGTGGTCTAGTACCCAAACTGATCTGTCTGACCATCTACCATAAGACTTAAGTTTTTTTTCTTTTATACCACAGCAAGGACATTTATAATTTTTATCTACTGGTTTAGGATTTTCTAATTTTAATTGAGATACCAATCTGTCGCTAATATTTTTACATTTTCTACACTCTGATCTTAAAGACTTAGCAACTGTTGGTTCTCTAAAAGCAAACATGTTAAACGGTTTATATTTTTTACAGGTAGAGCAACGTTGCGTTTTTGATTTATCGTTTGGTTCATTTTGAGAAGATTTAAATAGCTCTGGTTGGTTAATGTGTTTCACTCCAGTTACCCCCTACTTTATATTCGCCATCCATAGGACAACGTAGATTAAAATGTTCACCTGCTTCTATAATACATTTGACTGCCATCTCTCCAACAAAATCAGCCTGTGATTCTTTGACTTCGATCTGCCACTCATCATGTATATTAGCAACAAACCTATAGTCAATGGTATTAAGTTTTAATATATCATCTAACATAATTAATGCTTTCTTCATTAAGATAGCACCTGCTCCTTGAAGCAAGGTATTTAATGCAGCATGTTTGTTTCTAATGTAAAGCTTCCTACCGTCTATCCCCTTGAGGAACGTTTTTGTAGCTGCTCTGTCAACTCTCTCCTTAAGAGTTCGGTATGCTGGTAGACTACTAAGAAAGCGTTCTCGCAACTGTTTACCTGCTGTTCTGCTTCCTTTAATGATGCTTCCAATCTTCTCATCTCCGGCACCGTAAACGAGGGCGTAGATGAAAGTTTTTGCCTGATCTCTTGATTTAAGACCAGCAAAGTTTTGGTTAGCTGTGTGAATGTCTCCGTTAATAATTTCATTTACATACTCCTTATCGTCCATATAATGTGCTAACATACGTAGCTCTAATCCACTTGCATCTACACCTACAAGTTTGTATCCGTCCTTAACAATCCAACAAGACCTGCATTCTTTACCATATGGGCTACCATGTGAAGGTACTTGAGCAACGTTAGGATTTCTATGAGCCATCCTACCTGTTATCGTACCGTTAGGAATAACAAATCCATGTACTCTACCATCATCCTTAACAGCTTCAACCCATGAATCAATCTGAGCTATACGCTTTTGCAACAATAAAAAGTCTGCAATAAGTTTAGCTTCATGGATGTGTGTGATCTTGGATAAAGTTTTCTCATCAACAATAGGTTGTCCAGTAGGTGTAAACCTATCGGGCTTCCAACCAAAGTCAATAAGATATTCTCCAATCTGTTTACGAGAACCAAGATTAAACTCTTGTAAAGTTTGTCTCATAAAAGGATTGTAGTTATCTGTATCTAAACAACGTTGATATTCTTCGTCAGTCATACCACGCTTAGATAGATTGCCATCTTTCTTTATGTAGGGTGTGACTTGTTTTGTGTCTACCCACTTAGGTTTAAACGTTTCGTGTACCTCTGATTCAATCAGTTGTTTCTTTTCTCTGAGTTCTGCCAACAAGCCAAGAGCTAATGGCATATCAAACTCAAACCCATCAGCTTCTTGTTGCTTCATAATCTTAGCAACTCCCTGCTCAATGGATATACAATCTTTCTCAAAGCCTCTAGATTCTTTTCTAAGTTCTTCTAAGACTTTGGTATTTAATTCTACATCTCTTACACAATAGTTCATCATCTCTTCTGAATAATTGTAGTAGTCCTCGAACTCAATCTTAGGGTATCCAAGTTTGTAGCCCCAAGTTGATAGGCTATGACCACCATCCCTAGTAGGATTGAACAGTCGAGATAAAACTAGCGTATCAATAACTTCTATAGCACTAAGGTCTACTCCTCCAAACTTTTCTACTAAAGGTATGTCAAACCCTATGATGTTATGTCCAATCAGACGAGTGGCTGTAGTTAAAAACTTATACCCTTCATCTAAATTATCTGGAGTAAATTTATACACCTCTTTTGTTTCTGCATCTTGAGCAACAAGACACCAAACTTTAGTGGCTTCTAGTCCATCAGTTTCTATATCAAATACTAAGTCCATATTAAAAAGCCTCCGAGGTAGAGTTATTAAACTCTATATCATCGTTTGTTAGTTCAGATAATCTACCGGTCTCACCGTCATAGATAACCCTAGCCGCCAGACCTACATCACCAGTGTATCTTGATTTAAGTACACGAAGTCTTGTAGTCCTAGCTTCATCGGGATCATCTGCTTGTTGATTACGTTCTAAAGCAATCACACAATCTGATAACTGACCAATACTATTAGAGCCACGAAGATGTGAGAGGCTAACCTCTACTCCATTCTCGTGTCCTTTGTTACCATCAACTCTTCTAAGATGTGATACAAGAATAATCCCTGCACCTGTCTCTTCAACTAAACTTCTAAGCCTAGTCATAATAGAATCAATAGCTCGTCTCTCGTCTCCATCGTGTACAGCACTGACCAGCATATGTAAATGGTCAATGACCACCCACTTACAGTCACATCCTATAATCATAAAGCGAAGCTTGGTAAAGATATCATCAATGTCATTGGTGCCAAAGTGTGAGTGAACCCATACTCTGTTTTTATTCTCACCATCATATAAGATATCAAACATCTTATCAAGTTCTTCTTTAGAAAACTTCTCACGTTCTTCATCAACGTATAGTCTTGCGTTAGCTTCAATGGAAAGTATACCATCAATGGTACGTCTCCAATCTTCTTCCAATGCAATGATACCTACGTTGTCTGTAGTACTTTTAATAAGATGATGTTCTAGTTCTCTGGTTACACTAGACTTACCAAGTCCTGTACCACCTGTTAAAGTNACNANCTCTCCCTGTCTTAAGCCATACAGCTTTTTGTTTAGTCCTTCATAAGGATAGGGTACGCTTGGTTTCTTCTCTCGGTTNTGAAACTTCTCACGTTGTTCCGATACATTGATAACACCAGAGGGTGTGTATACCTTCGAAGCCCACCAAGATTCAACAAAATCTTTGTGCTTATTGCTACGAAGCATATCGTTAGGGTCTTTGAAACCATTAGGAAGTGTGAGTATCCTAGCCTTGCCCGGTTTAAATAACCTAGCAACTTTAACCGATGCTTCTTTACCTGCCTTGTCATTATCGAATGCAATGATTACATTCTCAAACTCTTCAAAGAACTCTAAGCTTTCTTTGATATCTTTGACGGCACCTTGAGCACCACGTTTAATGGATACGACAGCCCACTTACTACCTAGTAGTTCGTAAGCCGCCATAGCATCACACTCCCCTTCGGTTATGGTGACATACTTGCCACCCTTGAATAGCTGTTGACCGAACAGTCCGGTATCGTTATAGCTACCTGAGACAAAGAAATCTTTACTAATAGTATTCCTATATTTCGTAGCAGATAATTCATGTCCATTGTAATATGGATACAAATGTTTAACGACCTGACCCTTCAAGTCTTGCACAGCCTTAACACCATACTTCTGTGCTGTAGCCTGAGAGATTTTACGATCTGTCAATGCCATGAAGTTGCCTTCAANCACACTGTCTGGTTGTTTTTGTTGTGTTGTTTGTGGTTCTGTCATAGTCTTTCCTTCACATGCGTTATTNTAATTAGGCATAAATTCTCCACAACTGAAACACTTTGCCGAACCGTCTGCGTTGATACCAACAGCATCACTGCTCGGACAAAGTGGACAGGGTTGTTTNAACTTATCCCAAGTTTTATCTTCCATAGTAGCCCTCCTAAAGACTAAGATTTATNGTCGTCTGTTTCGTCCTCCGTTACCTCTGGCTCTGGTAGGACAATAGCTTCATCTCTACTCTTGAGTAACTCTTCTAAGTTAGCTCGATGAGTACGACTTGCAAAGTCTAAAGCTTCAATAATGATCTGTAGGTTACCAACCTTCTGTACAACAACAGTAGCTTCTTGCTTTACAGCATCATCACTAATGTTATTAACATCAAAGTTAGTAACCACATCTTCATTCGTAATAGTTATAATCATTTAGAATTCCTCGTTGTCGTCCGTGTTGCCTTCAACATATTCAACAAGGTTCTCTACCTTGACAGCCATGAGCTCGGCAAATTGCCCGAAGTCATTCTTGTAAGGCTTGATCTTTACCACTACTTCTGAACCGTTACCAACACTAACATCAATAGATTCACCATCAACGTTAACTAATTTAGGAGCAACGTTAGCTTCTCCATCATTCTTGGTGGCTCGTTTACTAAAAGTAAATGCCGGTTCATCATACTTAGCCTGACCTGCTCTGTCTTTAACTTGGTTAAGACCTATGCCTTCAAGTTTAGAAGCAGTGTCTGCATCAGTTAGTACAGTCAGACCATACTTGTGAGGTTGGAACCTCGTGTTTGGCGATGTAATGTTTGCCCACATTGCCTTTCCTTTTACATACTCATACATATATTATACCTCCTTAAGGTTTGTTTTTGTTATAAGTGCACACATTATAGCACACTTTGTTTGTAAAGTCCATAGTTTATTTAATTAATTTTAAGTGCCGGTGGGGTGCAAGACCGGCAACTTGTCTAACTGGGGTCAGTCAGATGATATAGGTTAAGGATTTTAGAGAGGGCTAACCTATCCCACACGTATTAGTTATCCCTTATGCAGGGTAGTATCTCTTCCCAAAATGTTAGGGGTGTATTGTCTAGCTTAACCTTGAAGGTCTCATCTAGTTTTTCCACCATGTGTCCTACACTTGGGTAGTGTTCTACCATGTACTCACCAAATTTTCTATACTCCTCTCGAGTTAGAATCTCTGTGCTATACTGTTGTCTTTCTTGTAGATACATAAGCCTGTATTATACCATAGATAAGATTGAATTGCAATACTTAATCAGTACTTTCTTCTACCTTTCCTAATGCTTGATCGCCTGTTAGTACTCCTAACCCTGCGTTAACACCTAGTTCTTTTGGATTTAGTTCTTCATCTAAATCATTTAAGATACGGTATATCTCTGAGTTAGTTCCTTCCATTGTATCTAACCTATCCGATAGATCAACCAAAGAGTTACGATAACTTTCTCTGGTTGCTTGGATAAGCTCTGCATTCCTACCTACGCTTTCGAACTCTTCGCTGAGAGACAGGAAAGATTTGTTTAACCTTGTAAGTCCTGCTTTGTTCTCACTAATTCCTCCGGCTATGGTTGTTATTATACTGTAAACAGAAACCATACAGGTCACCATCACAATCCCAAATACTATTTTAAATTTCATTTACCTTGTCCTCTATATTTTTTATAGTTAGCTTTTTGATTCTTGTTCATGGTTGAGGTGCTAACGTTACCTCCACCTTGACTTGTCTTCTTACCTCTGCCTTTAGTAGCAGAGACATGACCCTTAACTGTTCTAGTCTTCGCCATATCTATTCTCCTCTATGGTTGCCTTGCGTTTGTCTCGGTACTCTGTAATCCTCCGACCATCTGCATAGTCAACTGTTTGTTTGTACCATAACCCATCTTTATATCTAGTGTCAATGGCTGTGATTTGTTTAGCCTGTTTCTCTAACTCAAGTATCTCTCTTTGTTTCTCAACAACATCATAAAACTCTGTCATAGTGTAGTACTCCTTAACATAAACCCTAACCAAAAACCAAAACACATTCCTGTAAAGAAAGTTTTCTCTATCATTTTTTAACTCCTCTAATTTTTTTAAGCTCTTCTATCTGATGCCATTTGTAAAACATCTGAGTTTCTGCATCCCAAAAGTTTCCTCGCTTTCTGGTATCTCTTTTCGTATAGCGTGGTGGTATGTGTGGTTTGATCTTATCCTTTGATAACAAATCTGAGTACACAAAGAAAGATGCAAACAGTGCAACTAACCCAGCTAATACAATTATTATTTCTTCCATATATAGTTCTCCTCTTATAAAGTTTTATAAAGTTTGTTAAATATTAATATAAATTATTAATATAATTAATTATTATTTTGATTAATGTTTTAATATGTATAAGATTATATCATAAAAATAAACAAAAGTCAAGTTGTGTGACAGATCGTTTCTAAGCATAGGGTTAATCATAAGGTAGGTTACCCCCTTAGTACTTGAACGAACGTCCAATACAGGACGCCACATACTCTTCTACAAGCATGTTTATGTCCATCTCTGATAGACTATCTAAGTCTCTACGATTTATTACGTATGCATGGGTATCATCAAGCAACATTTGTTGCGTTACCTCTGTCAATTTACTGTAAACATTTCCCAAGTCTCTGGCTAAAATCTCCTCAACTCTGGAATGCCATGTGCCTTTTTCTATTCTTTTCATATTATTTTTTGCTCTCTTTTATTTGGTATTTAATATTTTCCATTTGCTTTACCATCTGATTTCTTAACCCTGCATTTAATCTAGGTGCTAAAGTTCTTAATTTCTTATACAGTTTCATAGCTTCATCCTCTCTCAAAACTATTTCAGGTGAAAAATTTGTGTACATTTTTATGCTCTTAACATTTACACCATGTAATCCATCAATCATTCCTATTCCAGACCTAAAGATATCCTCCAATACTAAACATGCAAAAGTCTTTGCACCCAAATCTAATCTAACTTCCATTATTTTTCTCCTTTGGAAATAAATATTCAGAGTGAATCTCTAATGTTTCCCAACTCACTCCAATGGTTGCATCATGTTTTTTATGTACAAAACTCAATACATCCATACACTCTTCATCATTTAAGTCTGGTCTAACTTCTTTGACATCTTCAATTGACCAGATGATTGCTACAGAATTGGTACTCGTGTACCCATACCCATAGTCTATTGTTTCCTCATCCATCATCATCTTCCTCCTCTAACTCAGTTAAAAATTCATCCACTCTTGATGCTACCCAGTCGGGTACATCACCTATATTTTCTTCAGTACCATCTTCCCAAACGATACCTATATTCCATGCTGTAATCTTCATCATGCACCTCCTGTTATGTGTGCGTATGCATCATCACAATCTGCAATCATTACACCACAAGTACACAGTCCAGTGTCCTCGTGTTGATCTTTTAATCCTGCCATTCTTTCCTGCTCTTCTTCTATTGCCTTGAATGTTTCATCAAGTGCTAGTTGTACCCAATCCATATCATACCTCCTCGTTTTAAATTAATGGTGCTAGTTTTACAGGTCTAGCAACTGTTGTAGTTAGTGCATGGTGGTATAGTACTCATTTACTTTTAGCCTAACCTAGGTTCTTATGTCACTGGATTTTATAAGGCTCACTCCTAACTACAAAACTTATCTTATCATACTAATGTGTCAAACGTGTGACAGTTGTGTAACATTACTGTGACAATTCTGCATTGTCTATGTACTTGTAGGCTCTAACTTTTGACATCAACCCAATAAAAAATTGTCGATAGTCTCCGTCCATGTTGATACAACCACCGACCAACACCTCATCATCTGAATTGTATTTCAAGTCTGATATTGTTGTCAACACTCTGCTCTCGTATACATCTGCATCGTTTTTAAAGTACTGGAATGTTATCCCATATCCCTTAAAGAATGCTTTGCTTATTACATCTTCATTCGTTATCATCTTAGTCCTCCTTTAAAATATTATTTATTTCTTCTGTGCATAGTGCCAATCTTATTTTAATCATAGCATTTAATTCTGCCAGAAAATCTAATTCTTTTTCTAGTCTTTGTAAGTTACTCATCTTCGTCCTCCTTTTTAAATTGATTTAACATAGTTACTGCTACTCGTTATGCTTTTAAACTTCACGCCCAGCAGTTTATGTATCCTATCCTCAAACAAGCTGATGTGTTTTAGTATCTCATCTTGTTCCTTGGGTGTCGCCTTGTCAAACCCTTGGCACATATAGTCCATAGGTTTATCAAACAAATCCATCATATGATCTGATGCTTGATGCTTGGCATATACTTTAGCTGTTACCTTCTTGCCCTCGTATTCAATCATCGTTGTATGTTTCAAGGCTATCTTCGTTCGTGTCTATCATAGGTGCACCCTCATAGTAAGTGTCCACTATCTTATTTAGTTCTTCATCCATCATCATACTCCTTCCCTATATGGGAAATAATTTGTTTTAATTTCATTCAATCTTTCTAAAACCCTATCGCTTTGCAACAGCATTTCGTATTTATCCCATGCTTTATCCCATAGAATCTCAGCCTCTGTGTCTGTGCTCCACCCATACTCAGTAGCAAACTCCATACAGGATGAGTGACGGACATTTTCTACGTCTAATCCTTTAAGTTTTTCTGCAATCTCAGTAGCAGTACTGCCTAAATAAGTGTATCTTTCATCTGGATTTTCTAGGTTTGTTAGAGCCTGTATCCCTTTTCTTGTACCACAGACGGTTAAATCTGCAGGATATACTGTTATGTCAATCATACTTAATCCTCCATGTTATCTATTCTAGTTTCTAAAGAGCTTACTTCTTGTTGTAACTCTTCAATTTTACAGTCAGCAATTCTTGAATCAGATTGTAAGTCTCCGATCTCAGACCTCTGTCTGTCGTTGGTATACTCCAACTCATCTATCTTTTCTGATAAGTCTTGAATGATATCATCAAACTTATCCTCTAACTTTTCTAAGTCTGTTAGTTTACTTTCTTTTATTGCATACATTATATTCTCCTTGCTGTTAAGCTATTTGTAATACATCTATAACAAACCCTGAAGTGTCCTTCTTGGCTTGTCCTTTTGCTTTCAGACCAACCACACTATTGGGTTCGTCTAGAAATCTCATGTCGTGGGTGTCTCCGTCTATAACTTTGAGACCCTTGAACATACTCGGCAAGTCCTTAGTCCTAAAGACTACAGCTTTGTTATTACTCACCTCGTTAAATCTTTCTGCATATTTCTTGTTCGCTTCGCTGTAACTCCATGTCAAGTGGTAGTTAGCTATGTGTTCTACCTTCCTTGTCGGTATCTTGGTATAGTCATAGAACTGTATGTCCGGAAACATCTCAAATATATTGGCGTGTCCTTCAATCTCTATGTACTCCCATTGTATATCACTTGTTCCATTTAATCTTATCGCTGGTCGCTTGTCCTTCCTGTTACAGGCTCGAACAAAAGTATGTATGTCCTTGACTAGAACTCGCATAAACTCTGCCTGATCGTCTAAGAATAGATCAGTTTTCTTTTGCCTAGCTTTTTGTATACTCGGATACACTCCACCCAGTCCGGCAGTATTCAGACAAGCTGACTTGCAACCGGCTATGTCTTGGTATGGACATATTTTTGTGCTGACTGGTCGCAAGTGCATAATGCATGACCAATACTTTTCCGATACCTTGTTACTCTTATCAATCTTTGGATTGCTGTTAACACTTAATAATTTATATCCCATAAAAATAACTCCATATTAGTAGGCTGATAATATATAACTGCCCACCATAAAATTTAATAGGGTTATCGAACACCCATTTTTCTACATCATATCGTCTTTTCATTTTTTGTTCTCCTTATATTCAATCTGATACATACAACAATACTCATCTAAACTTATATCAGCATTTACTTTGTAATATTCTTTATCAGAATATCCACTAGCACTACAGCTTTCTGATTGTAAAAAATTCTTTAAGTCTTTTTTACTTTTGAATTTCCAATCATCCCAACCACCACCCTGTAAATCAGTTATTACTATCATATCATACCTCTTTTAAAATGTGGGCTACACAATTTGCATAGCCCTTGTTAATCTATCTCGGAAATCCTACAGTCCAAGCATTAGATTTGTTCGCAAGATTAAATCTTACTCTACCAATTCTGAAAACATGGTATTCTTTACCCTTCTCATATATTGGTTTTACTTCGCCTTCATATATTCGGTGACCTTTAACAGTAGAATTTAATCTAGCACTAAAGAAACGACCGAGTAAGCTACCAAAGAAATAATTCTTTCGGCTTACACTTCTTTTCACAGCTAATATTTTCATATCATGCCCTCTAAATTTGATTCGCACTTGTTATAGGTGGCGAATCTTTTACCTATCAAAAACTTAATTCGGATACAGCATCAGCGTACCTGCATCGTATGGTTCCCAATACCAACCTGCATCGTCTATTATTTTTAATAGATCGGGATGTATTGGATCGTCAAACATATAGTATTCGAATAGTAAGCGTCCAAATTTTAAGCTCCCTGTATGCGAATACTCACTTCCTCGAATCCAAATACCTCTATCGGTATCTTCTCCGGTAAACTCTGCCATAGGCGTTGCTCGTGCAATAGGTATCAATCTATTGATTTTATTTATTAGATGTCCTTGTTTCATAGTCTCATTCTCCTTGCTCGTAAAAGCGGTTATAGGCTTCAATCTCTGCATCAGCCGGTTTATATCCTTGTTCAAGTAATTCCTCAAACAAGTCGTGTAATATTTTATCGTTGTCCATAATTTATTCTTATTAATATGCAACCTTTTAAAATTTGGCGTTGCTCTTATTCCCTTTTCCTTTTCGATTAAGTTTCCCTTAACTACTTGAGATAAGTATTTCATACTCTTTTCAGTATGTCAACACTTATTTAAAAATAATTTCAATTAATTACATTTAAATAAATGTAGTCAGTTTTAAAACTTGACTAGGTTTAAATATTAATAAGCTCTTTTTTCTTCTTCCCTTATATAATGAGCTTGTAAATAAACAGGCATCTTTAATATAGAGCTTTTAATATAACTCATTTGAGTAGGTAATAAGCCATTCTTATTATTGGCTTTTACATTGTACCATTTGCCATTCATATCCATACTTAAACGATGTTCTCTTAAAGTCCTTTGCAAAATTCTCTTTTGATTTTTTGCACTTTGTTTTTCGAATGGTCTCCCTTTAGTATTGGCATTTAATATTATACCTTCTAGAATTTTTGTTCTTAATTCTTTAGGTAGGTTATTCAATATAGATAAATCCATAATTCTAATTCCTCCGTTTCGATTAAGCATAATTACTTAACTACTTAAGACCTAGATTATAGAAACAATTTTAAAAGTCAAGCG